GTCAAATAATGTTTCTTCTTCCCATCCACCTGTTACTGGATCTGTGTTTTGTGTGATAAACACAAGAGTGCGGTTTTGTAAATTTGTAATGCCATCAATGCCATTTGGATTAGCAGCAAGAAAGGTGCTTACATATTGATTATTAATTTGATCATATTGTAAAGTAGTAACCAAGTCCACTTGGCCAATACTAGGCATATCATAATAAAAATTCTGTGCGTCAGCTAACGGAACATTAAATGTAATTGTTCCAAGATCGGCGCCATTGTTAGTTACACCGTTGTCTGTTGTGAGTCTACTGCTAATATTAGGTGTTGCAGGCATAGTGCCATTGACACCAGGAGCAGCCTGAATCCAAAATCCTGGACCTGTGCCTGGAATGCCATCTACGATATTAATTTGACCACGTAAATTAAATTCTAAGTCGTTAGAATAGTAAAGTGTATCTGGAGCATCTTGTGGAACAGTAAATGTGATTAAGCCAGTGCTTGCGCCATTATTAAACACACCTTCTGAGAAAAGATTAGTTGTTCCTAGACTAGCTTCTGTTTTGATATAAAATGCTAACGGAGCAGTCTGACTTAAATCAAAATTATATGTGCCACCACGAGATAATGTTATCGTAGGATTGGTTTCATAGTTAATGTTCCAGCTACTAAGATCATTATTAGTAACACGGAAATCTGCTGTTTCTTGATTATTTTGAGCAACACTAAAAGTATATGTGCCACCGCGAACTAATGTCAGTGACGGATCAGTTCCACTAACTTTAGAAAAAGTATAAGTGCCGTTAGCACGAGTTACTATAAAATTATCAGTAAGAGGATATTCATTAGCAAATACATTAACCGCATCTGGCCCGTTAGGCAAACAATAATATTGAGCATAGTTTACAAATTTGTCGAAGTCAACAAATGGATCCCAGGTATAATAATCACTGGTATAAAGTCTATTAGAATTGTTAGTTATTGCACCTTGTAACTGTAGTGCATCATTGATTCCAGGATATGTTATAGCGTCAATGATCTTACTTGTATCTGCAGGATCTGTTTGTATTACGCCTGGCTCTAATTGATAATTTGTGCGAGTGTCAGTAGGTTCTGATACGTAACTATCTGTAGAAGTAACCCCAGGTCCAACACGTCGACCGATGAATCCCTGTGTTTGTGTAAACTGTGGATTCTGAATTAATTGATCTAACGTGGCCGCTAAGAATTGCTTGTTAACGGGAGTTTGAAATATCTCTGGTAGAAAATTTACGCTACGAACTTGTGGAACTGGCGCCATTAAATTACCCCACTACCTGGAGCAGTTTGTAAATTGGTACTAGTCAATGATGTAATAATTTCAATGTCATTAACTGTGGCGCCGTTAACAAAAATCTGATTAGGTGCTGATCTGACTTCGTATAAATCACCAAAACTCTTTTGTTGGTCTAGTGGAACTAACACAATAGAACTAACCACGCCACCAATATTTTGATGGATGTATGCACTTAACTCACTAAAGTAAAATGTATCTCCAAAATTCCAATTAGCAATATCAAAGTAAGCATTTAAATTAGCAATTACTAAATTTTTAACTGAACTATCGCTAGCGGTAGACGTTGGATTCTTGATCACTTTGATTACACCACGTAATGCAGGATCAGCCTTTTGACCAAACAGTGGTTGGAAAGATACGCTGTTAAGAATCATGTTGTCGGAAATCATTTTGTATTGATTAAGTCCCTGATATGCGGTATTTAAGTCATCAATAGTAGGTTGTTCTGGCTCAACTACTGTGCCTGTGGTATCTTGTAGCCAATTAATATAAGAGGTGTAATACGCACTTGTTACTATGTATAGGTCAATAATATTTGTTGATCCAGGATCAATTCTGTTAGTCAATGGACTGTTATGACGATATTGGAAATATAAATCTTGGCGGCCTACATTTGCAATATAATCTGTAGATACAGTCAATGTAGGATTACCTAAACTGTCTATTCCTAATATGTAGAAAGTTCCTGCACTGTAATCAATATTTGTAGTTGCGTTAGTAGGGTTGTAGGCATAAAATACTTGCCCAGTTACATATTGTGTCTGCTGAGCCTGGATAGCACTTAATGTCGGATAGTCTGTGTTAACAATTCCAGATTCAATTAATAGATATCTTTCTAAATTATCAAAGTCTACGGTAGCCTGGAAGAAAACTAATTTATCAGTTGGATTTGTTTCAGGAGCTACAATATCGTCAAAGAAGTCTGGATTAATCGGAACGGCACTGCCGTTGATTGTGGCAAAGCTAACTACCACTTGAAAATCGTCAACTAACCCGTCGCTAAGAATAGGCTGATCAATAATATTCAAAATGTTATCTTTGTCCATTGGATATGACGAATCGGGCTGGCTATTAATTTTAAGAATATTAATGTAATCGCTTATAACTGTGCCTGTTCTACTATCGTAGATAGGATCACTGGTATAAAAGAAAAATCTTGTTTGCAATACACTGCCAACATAATAATCTAAACTACGAGAAACTACTGTGTATTGACTACCGTTAAAGGTTGCTTGTATTATCCATGATGCATCAAGTCCTGCTCCTGTTGTGTCTTGGGCATATTCTTGGCTCCATGGAGCATTTATATCAAGGTTACTAGAAGTAATTACATACCAAGTATCTGTTAAATTGTTATAACCTAATCCAAAATTTTGATTTAATGAAATTTGAGTTACGATTGTTTGTTGAACGCTGGTAGGAATATCTGTAGTAAACACCGGAATAACCTGCACAGGAATTGCACCAGTTGGAACAAAGTTATTCAATACTACAGGACCTACTCCTGTTGGTAAGTTGCCTAACCCATTTCCTGTGCCCGATTGGTATACCGCAGTAGGGCTTGCCCAGATTGTAAGACCTTCGCCTGGAAGTGTAGGTGTTCCAACTGCTAATTGATTAGTAGCTGTAAAAAAATAGCCTGTCGGTGCTGCAAACTGTACCAAACTACCTTCGGTAATATATCTAGCAACTGTGCTAGTATAAGGACCGATTGCTACAGGATTACCGTTGCTATCAACAAAGTATCCAGTAGTTTCATTGGTAATAGTTGTGCTTTCGTGCCAAGTATAATTTAATATAGATAAATTAGGCCGTGGAAAATTTGCATAATAAAATTGTTGCAGACCCGCTCTTAGCGTAAGCGGATCAATTTGATTAATAACTGCATCACTGATGTCGTTTGCTGTTAACCAACTAAATTGGAAAGAATATAAATTGTTTGATTCATATAACGCACCATCACTTGCAAAAATATCTGTGCTGGAATATTTTCCAGTGCCGTCAACTAAGTCAAGATATCGACTGGTGCCAATACTTGCACGGTTAAGGGCAGTGCTTTTAAGAATACTGTTATATTGTGTAAAGGGAAAATTGGAATAATCTTCACCATTGACCATACGATTTTGTGTATAGTATTGTTGTGGTGCACGTAATTTAATATCATCGATTGTTTCACGTGCTTGTGCGTTGGTTACAGGTTCGGTGATTCCGCAAGTAAATGTTAATGTTTCAATTTGTCCAGAACGACTTACATAACTAATAGGAACAATTACACTTTGCATTTCTACTGGATTAATAATATATGTTAGACCATTGCTGGCGCGAACATAAGTTCTGAATGTTCCCACTGGGATAGTAGAAAATATTCCATCACCAAAGTTTAAAGTAATTTGATCATTTGTTCTACTAGATACGCTGTATAAATCTCGTGTGCCTGTAGCTAATTGTTCTACCGCTGCTGCATATACACTTTGAACCCTTTGCCAAATCCCAGCAACATTACCTAGATTGTCTAATTGATAAACCCAAACGTCGGTGTTATTAACTCCTTCGATATTAATATCCACAGCACGATTTTCAATGCGCTCTGGCAAATTAAAATCTTGGTTTTGTAATACACCTTGTTTGAAATAAAAGAAGAATCCAGTATTGTTACTTAGGAATCCTTGCTGATCATTACGGAACAATATATTAAATTGTCCAATGGGCAACGGAGGTGGTTCATAGATATAAGTCTGGCCAACGGATGTGGAATTAACTACTTCAAATGGCATGTTAACTGTATCAACCGTTGATGTAAATGGAATAACTGGCAAATATCCAGGAACCAAGTTAATTGTATATTCCTGGGTATCAATGCCCAAGATTACTTGATCATTACCGGGACTGCCAAATTGTTGCGAGTTTACTAAACTGGCATTAATAATTGTAATAAACTGTTCTTGCCAGTTAAGATTTGTAGGATCTGCCCAATTAACTGTAAGGTTAGCTAGGTTAATTCCGTTATAATCAGTAATATTTTCTGTGGTAGAAATAGATAATACTTTGAGATATCCGTTTGCTTCGGTATTACGCAATGGTGTGTAACTAACTAAATTTGCTAGTTTAACAACGCTATCTCTACGTTCGGCTGTATCTAAATAATTTTCTCGTGTGTTTAAATCTGTGCGGAAAGCAAGACTTTGGCCCATAAAAGCCATAACGTCTAGTAAAGCAATAAACTCACTAGATTCAATATAATCGTTAAATGTTTCTGGATAGTATAAGCGCAAATAGTCTACAAAACTCTTGCGTAGGGTTTCAAAATCGTAGCTTTGAAAATCAGCTTCGCGATAAGTTTGATAGATTTGTTTCCAATCTTCAACGCCGAATATCGCTGTTTGTCTTGAGGTTGTAGCCATATATCTTTCCAGTTCTAATATTTACCTTTGTAATAAACTGGGTAGTTAAACGTAGGTGGCGTTGCGTGTTTGTTGATCAAAAAATAGGCTTAATTGTTGTGCTGTAGTGCTAGGAACTACAGCCAATCCTAGCTGTATTAAGATACCATTTTGTTGAGGGAATACTTGTATGCCGCTGATAAAGATTCTTGGATCGCCACCACATACACGTTGTATTTCTGTGTAGATAGCTTGTAGGGTTTCTGATGTTTGATTTTCAAACAAATAATTCCAGATCACAGTTCCGTAACCAGGACGTCCCACTACAGATCCTTGACGTATATTAAAAGCATTAAGCAAATCAATTTTAATAAGATCAAAGTCCACTGTAGTGAATTTTTTATTTTGACCGATAGTATTAAATCCAATGAATGTAGGCATCTTGTATTTAACCTTAAATTTTATCCAAGAAGTTGATTAACTTGCGATGAGCTAAAAACTGGCACACTACCAACTGCATTTTGGGCCTGACTAGCTATTCCAGATGCTTGACTAGCTATTCCAGATGCTTGACTTTGAACTTGACTTACTAGTGCGGTAGCTTGATTTTGCATGCCACTTAATACTGATTGTGCTTTACTAATATCCAATGCTGCCCCTACACTTGCAGAGTCTGGTGTGCCAAAACTAGGAAGAGATATCTTTCCACTACCTAATATCTTAGAAAATGCTGTATCGACTGTAGCACGATTTACTGTATTAGCAAAGCCCGCGGCTTTTTGAACACTTGCTACCAACGAATCGCCCATGGATAACAGTGAATTAAGTTGACTTTGCGCTTGGGCTATTAGTGCATTGGCCTGGCCTTGTAGTTGTCCTACTAATGCCGATGCTTGACCTGCTATTTGTCCTTGAAGTTGCCCAGCCAATGCCGAGGCTGAGGCACTTAATTGATTAGTAATGCCGCCAACACTAAGATTAGATAAACTACTTGATAGTCCAGACAAGCTAGAAGTAGATAATCCACTTAATCCTCCAGCTAACGCACCAGCAGCAGTAGAGGCAAACTGTGATGCTTTGCCCAACACATTCATTGCAGTATTAACTGTAGATAAATCAGGTGTTATGCCCGATGTTAATGATCCTAGACTAGATATGCTAGGAGTAATTCCTAGCTGACCGGTAACGTCAGTTAAATTAGAAGTAAGATTAGTAACTGGAGGTAATGCTCCAGCCCATTGAGCGGTTAGTGATGTTCCATATTGACTAGCGTTAGTAACTAATGATGCCACTTGACCATTTACTTGGTCAGTGACTGATGCAGATGCTAAAGCAACAGCGGCATTACTACCGGTATATACGGTTGCAACTGCCGCAGATATTGATTGTGCAGCCGGTGTAGTAATTACTCCTGCTGCTTGTAAACTACTATAACCATTTTGCATTAGTGTGGATTGGGCAAAATTCTGCGCAGTATTACTTTTAAGGAAATCATCCATTGAATAAATTCCATGCAAACCAGTCCACACACCC